TATTGGGTGGGTGAACACCCTATTGAAAAAAAATTAGAGTTTGCAGTTGACGGGTGTCAGACACCCGCCGCATATTGCATCCATGCCAGACAAACGAGCCTCCAATAAAGTCCGTGTCACCGTTCCGATGGAAGACACATTGTTGGAAAAAATCGAACGATTCGCTGCGGAACAAGGAATAGACAGGGTGGCCGCAATGAAAATGATGTGCAGCTCCTACCTCACGGGGAAAACCAAAAAGAAAGGGAAAAAAACAATATGACCAAAATCACATTCCCGATTGAGCGGGAAATGAGGGACCAACTGGCGTTGATCGCCAAGGAAGAGCGCCGGAGTCTGGCGTTCATTATGCGGGAGGCGGCGTCTATTTTTTTGGACAGGGTGTCAGACACCCCCGCCAATAAGGCGCACAAAAAGAAACGGAGGGCCGCGTGACACCCATAATGATGAGTGTGGACGAGGCGGCGCAGGTGACGGGGTATTGCGCCTGGACGATCCGTGAATTGTGCCGCCGTGGCGAGTTCACCGCCGAGAAACCGCGTGGCAACAAGGGGGGCTGGAGGATTCTCCGGCCCTCGCTGGAGCGGTGGTGGAGCGACCGGCGGCGGGCAACAACGAACAGGAGGGCCGCGTGATCCGGGAAATCGTTGCATTGCCCGCCGCCTTGGTTGGGGCGTTCACGCCGACCGAGATGACGGTGGCGATCGTGCTGTCGTTGATCTTGTGGTGGTTCCTGTTCGACTCGCTGGCCGTGCGGGTGCGGCGGGCGCGGGAGCGCAGGGACATCGAGCGGTTCTTTGACCGCCAGCGCCGGCGGAGGTTCCAGTTCCGGGGATGACTATTGAAATGGCCATTGTTTTCGGGGCGCTTGTTTTCGTCAGCCTCGTGCTGGCGTTCTGGGCTGGGCAGGCATCGGTCTGGCACCGGCTGCGGCTGGAGGACGAGCGCGAGGACGAGCGGCGCAGGCGCTGGCGCGAATTTAAAGATTTCGAGGACTAACGATCCTCAACCCAAAAAACCCCGGGGCGCGAACCCCGGGGAAACAAAAACCATAAATACAACACACAATGAGTAGCACACAATTGGTATCAGTCAACACACAATCTCCGGTCGCCTTTGGCGAGATGGAGCGGATGGCCGAGGCGTTCGCCAAGAGCGGACTTTTCGGGTTGAAGACACGGGACCAGGCGCTCGCCTTGATGGTGGTCGCGCAGGCCGAGGGGCGGCATCCCGGCAGCGTGGCCACCGAGTATCATGTGATACAGGGCCGCGCCTCGCTGAAGGCCGACGCCATGCTGGCGAGGTTCCAAGCGGCGGGCGGCAAGGTCGAGTGGAAGGACTACACCGACACACGGGTGAGCGGGGTTTTCTCGCATCCGCAGGGCGGGACTCTGGAGGTGGATTGGGACATGGCGCGGGCGAAGGCCGCGGGCCTCGGGACCAAGGACAATTGGCGCACCTACCCACGGCAAATGCTGCGGGCGCGTTGCATCTCGGACGGCATCCGCGGGGTCTACCCCGGCGTGCTGCAAGGGATGTATACGCCCGAAGAAGTCGGGGAGTTCAAGCCCGAGCCGCGGGTGGCGGTGGCCGCGATGGTGACAGCGCCTGTGGTGGAGGTATTACCCGAGCCGGAGGTGGAGGCGGTTGCCGAGGCGCCGAAAAAGAAGGTGCGCTACAAGCACATTCCGAACCCGCCGGAGCAGGAAGGCGAGGTGGTGGCTGCGGAACCCGCGCCCGCGCAGGAGGCCGAGTGGGCGAAGGAACTGGAGAAGCGGTGCTTTGAATACGAGCCGCGGGTGAATTCGTTCCTTGTGGCGAAGGGATTGGTCGGGGAGGGGCAGACCTTCCGCGACATCAAGGATCAAGCCTACATCCAGCGGGTGCTGGCAAACACGCCACGCTTCATCGAAGCCGTCGTAAAGTTCACCGAAGTGAAGGAGGCGGCATGAGCGCGACGATCCGGCACTCCGCGCTTCCCAAGCTGGCGCAATGCCCGTGCTACGAATCCAACCCGGTCGCGGGACCGGCTGCGGAGCGGGGCACCCGGATGGACGGGGCGTTCCGGGCTTTGCTGCAAGGCAAGCCTGTGACGGCGGAACTCACGACCGAGGAGTTGGAGGCGGTCATGTGGGCGGTGGACACGGCCCGCGACATCGCGGACGGCGCGGACATCGAGGCCGAGGAGGTTAACTTAAAGGTTAACACTCCCGGCATAGATCACGAGGGGACCGAGGATGCCCGGTGCGCGAGCGAGGCGATCAGTTTCGATCTCAAGTCGGGGTCTCTGCGCTCGTATTACGAGCAGGCCGCGGCCTACGCGTTGGGCAACATGGAGCGGACTTTTGAGGAGAACTGGACTTTTGTCCTTCTCTTCTGCGACCAGCGGGAGTTCACGCGCTTGGAGTTCACCCACGCGCAGGCATCGGCGGTCGTGGCGGATGTGGTGGCCTCGGCGACCGATCCGAACCGCCAGCCGACCGCTTGTGAATACTGCTCCTGGTGCCGCAAGGCAGATACTTGTGTTGCCCGCACCGTTCCGGCGACCGACACGCTGGCGGTGGTAGAGGGCGTCAAGTCGCTCCAGGCGCTGCGGCAGGAGATCGCCGCGGACCCGAATCGGCTGGGCAAGTTCCTCGCGGCGGCGGCGGTTTTTGAGGAGGAGTTGTGGAAGCCTTTGAAGGACGCCGCGAAGGTCAGCCTCGACCTCGGGGACGAGGTGCCGGGCTGGAAGCTCGTGCGCCAGAGCGGCAGCGAGTATTTCGACCGGCTGGCGATCGTCTCGGCGGCGGTCGCCGGCAAGAGCGGGCTGGACGATCTGGTCGAGGCGCTGGGCGGGAAGATGAGCGGGAAGAAATTCCGCGAATGGGCTGGAAAGCTCGGCGTGCCCGTGCGCGAGGAGCAAGCGCAGCGCGGGGCGGAAATCTTGAAGCTGACCCAAGCCAAAAGGAGGGCCGCGTGATGAGATTGACCACAGAGAACACAGAGGGCACAGAGGCGGTCACACCAGAGACAGATGCTCGAGCCGTCTCGCACATTGGCTTTTTTTCCTGCGCCACCGTCCCCGCCCAATTCGCCCGCAAATTGGAACGCGAGCGCGACGAGGCGAGAAAAGCTGCCGAGCAATGGCGAAAAGTGTTTTTCCTTTATCACGCTTGCATAACACATGAACCTTTAGCACCCGTCGGCAATCACCCATTCCCTTGGGAGGACGGCAAATGAAATGGGTGTGCGACAAGTGCCGAAAGGGCAAAACGCCGCAGGAACTCTACGGGCGCTGCAACAAGTGCCAGCGGAACGGCTGGGTGGTCGCTGTTCAGAAGGAGGCCAAATGACCGGCGTGGAACTGCGCGACCGCGGCATCCTTGCGGTGGATGGGAACACGCCCGAGGATTGGAAGGCGAGCGCCGACCACATCATCGGCTGGCTGGCGCGGAACGGAGCTGAGTTCACCGCCGAGGATGTGCGGCCTTGGATACCCGAGCCGCCGCACCCGAACGCGATGGGGGCGAGGTTTTCGGCGGCGGTGAAGGCCGGCGTGATCCACCATCTGTGCTATCGCAAGGCGAAACGGGCGCAGGCCCATGCCCGGGTGCTGGCGGTCTACAGGGGGGCGGTCCATGCCTAACCGCATCCTGCGCGAGGGAATTTTGACGAGCGAGCGCATCAACTCGCTCAAGCCGCAGGCCGAGCTGTTTTTCCGCCGGCTCATGTCGGTGGTGGATGATTTCGGGCGCTACAGCGCGAATCCGGCATTGCTCCGGGCGCATTGCTACCCGCTTAAACTCGATGAGGTCCGCGAGGCCGACATCTCCCGTTGGCTCACAGAGGTTGAGTCAGCCGGATTGATCGCTCTCTACGCCGTTGAGACAAAGCGGTATCTGGAGGTGTTAGACTTCCGGCAGCAAGTGCGAGCAAAGGATAGCAGATACCCGCAGCCGAATAGCGAACGCATAGCAGATGCTATGCAGGCGAGTGGCACAAGCCCAGCAGGCGAGAAGCCTCTGCAAGCAAATGCTCACTTAGACGGAGACGAAGACGAAGACGGAGTCGTAGACGAAGACGAAGGCGGTGTTGGTCGCGTCACCGCGCCCCGGCGCAAGTCGGGCTATCTGCTCGACGAGGAGTTTTGGGCGGAGATGCGCCGGCACTACCCGGACATCGATGTCGAGGCCGAGTCGCGCAAGATGGACGCCTGGTTGCTGACGAGGCCCGGGCGCAAGAAGACCCGCCAGTTTTGCGTCAACTGGCTCAACAAGGCCGAACCCGCGCTGGCCGCGGCGGCGCCGAAGGAAAGGGATTTGTCATGGTCATAGAGGAAATCGTTGAAAACCAAGAGCCGGTGGTGGAAATCCGCGCCTGCTCGGAATGTTTCACGCCGATGGAGTGCCGGGTGGTCGAGGTGTTTGGGCGGCGCCTCAATTTCGAGGTGCTGTGCGAGTCGTGCGCGGAGAAAAAGCGGTTGGAGTGCGAAGCGGAAGAGGCCCGCATTTGCGCGGAAAGGCTGCTCAAACGCTTTGAATCACTCTGCCCGCCACTTTACCGCTCCAGCGACCCGCAACGCATTCCTGCGGCATTCCTGCGCGAAATAGAGGCATGGCAGGTTTCGCCCCGGGGGCTGGGCTTTGTGGCGGTCGCGGGCCGAGGGAAGACGCGGGCGGCTTGGATGCTGCTCCGGCGGCTGCATTTCGCGGGGCACCGGGTGCATGGCATCACGGCGACCCAGTTCGCGAAGGCGTGCGCGGACCAATGGCACGACGATCCGGCGGTCAAGGCCGCGGCGCTGTCGCGCATGGAAGCGTGCCGGGGCGCGGAGGTGTTGCTCCTTGATGATCTCGGCAAGCAGAAATTCACCGAGCGGGCGGAAACCGAGCTGTTCGATTTGTTGGAACACCGGACGAGCCACGAGCTGCCCATCGTTTGGACAGCGAATGCCGGGAAGGACGAGCTGAAAAAAATGCTCTCGCCCGACCGCGGCGAGCCGATCGTGCGGAGGCTTGTGGAGTTTTCCAAGGTGGTGGGGGAGGGGAAGTGAACATCCAACTCGACCTATTCGCTCCACCACCGAAAGACCCGGTGCAGGAACACCGCAGAATGTGGAAAATTTGCTGGGATTGGGAGGGGCCGGAAATCGGTGGCCGGTGCCAAGTGAGCGGATGCATGGCATTCAATGTCACGCACGGTCGCGCCAGCTATCATGCCGGCGCCCCCTGCGAAATCATTGCCCAAGATGGTAAAGATTGGCTTTGCCGGGTTGATTACTGGCCGGAATCTTGGTGTGCCGCCGTTTACAACGGACAAATCCTGCGCCTCGGCGTCATGGATATCTGGCCGCCGGTTCGCGATTTGATTCTTCAGAAAAAGGAGGCCGCATGACCCAACTGGAACTTTTTTCAAGTCACCCTCGGGAACATTTGTTTCCCTACTGGCGCAAGCGCCTGGCCGCATGGCCCCGCGAGGTCTGGGAAGCGCGCCGGCATCCGCATTCCTCGGGCTGGAGCATGGCCACACAGGCCGGGTGGTTCGCCGATTTCCTTTTCAACGCCGGCGAAATGACCGCCCGCGAATACAGGCGCTGGCAAAAATTTGAACAGCGTGTCCTGCAATACAAAGTTTTGACTGATACCAACCAACACACCACCAACACATGACAACACATGAACTGGCCGCGAAGGCCAACAAATACATCGACCAGGCCGGAACCTACCTTTGCAAGGTGAAGAACCCGGGCAACGGCTGGCTGGACAAAACCAAGACCACCGGAACCCCGTTTGTGCGGGTGCCCTGCATCGTGGACGATCTGGAGTCGCCGCAGCACGGGCGCGAGATCGTCTGGCGGGGATACCTCACCGAGGCCGCGGAGCGGAAGACCCGGGAGCGGCTCGAGCGGGCCTTTGGCATCAATTGGGACTACGCCTCGCTCTGCGACGGGCGGGCCTCGTTCGCGGGCCAGCGGTGCCGGATCACGGTCGAGGAGGAGGAGTGGAAGGGCGAGGTGCGCTTCAAGGCGAAGTGGCTCAACCCCGAGGGCGACGACCGGCCCGCGAAGCGGCTGATCTCGGTGGAGGAACTCAACGAACTCGTGGCCCGACTCGATGCCGAGGAGAACTTCTAAACGCAGCCAGGTCGCCGGGGGCAAGCAGACCTGCGGGAGCGACCGGGTGGAAGCCTGGTGGCTCCTGCTCTCGCGGGAGATCGGCGAGGCCAGCCGGAGGTTCTGGTCGGCCACGCCCGAGCGCCGGGAGATCGAGGCCAAACGGAGGAAAAATGATTTTTAGACCTTCGCGCAGGTGCGCGGAGCGCGGCGCCCCGCGGTTCAATGAAGCGGGCTGCGGGGACCGCCGCGTGTTTTTCACACCATGACACACCACTACTCTGGACCGCCCCCCGGGGGGCACCGATACATTCACGCGGACACCCATTTCACGCACTCGCCGCCGTGCGGGTTCACACGGGCCGTCCTCTACGGCATCGAGGCGATCCCGAAGCAAGCCTACGGGTTCCATGTGCTGCTCCCGACCCCGGACGGCGGGGCGACCTACCGCACGCTCCCGCTCCACGCCCTCGCGCACGATCCGCACCCGGAGCCAAACTGGACTGCGAAACAGGCGCAGACTTGGGATTGCTATTCGCCAGCCTTCACCACGCCGTCCTACCCATATCTGGAGGGACTTTACTGCAAGGTCCGCGCCGGCGGGCAGGATCATTACGGGCACCTGTGGTTCACGATCAAGCCGGTCCTCGACCAGTATTCCGCGGCGCCCGACCAGGCGAAGGAGTTCTACCTCGTGGCGCTCGACAACGGGCGGTTCACTTTGCAGCCGACGAACCATGTGCTTTTCGAGGAGCTTTCCTTCACCGAACCGCTCGGCCCCTGCTGGCCGCGCAACCTCAAACGCAACACCGAAATCCACAGCGCGGAATGAACTGGACCCATGAACAACTCAAACAACTCGGATACACCGAATCCAGCCCGGGAATTTACTCTCACTCTTCAGTTGCCGGGATACCTCACCCCGAGCCTCAACCGGCTGCTCGGCCAGCATTGGACGGTCCTCGACCGGGAGAAGCGCCGCGCCCGCCGCGCACTCGACTCCGCATTGAGAGAAAATCCGTTCGTTTACTTGATCCAGACAACTTCGCGGGCGGTTGCAAGCCGCTCATCGACCAAATCCGCTACGCGCACCTCATCCCGGACGACGACCCGGAGAGCGTCGAAATCATCTTTGTCCAAACGAAGGTCCAAACGAAAAAAGAAGAATGCACGGACATCCAAATAACAACCACAGGGGGAGTATGAGGGGGAAAATCAGAATCCTTGTCAAGACAATTTTGACTGATACCTTGTGAACATGGCAACGAAGCCGAACAGAAAGCAGGGCAGGCCGACGAAGTTCACCCAAGAACTCGCCGACACGATTTGCGAGCGCATGGCCAATGGCGAGACGCTCCGCGCCGTGTGCCGGGACATCCGGCTCGCGCCTTCCACGGTGATCGAGTGGACGATGAACAACAAAGAGTTTTCCGAACACTACACGCAGGCGAGGCAGAAGCAGGCCGATGCCTACGCGGACATGATCCTCGACGAGGCGTTCAATTCGCACGACGCACAGATCGGGCGGCTGCGGGTCGACGCGCTCAAGTGGGTCGCGAGCAAGCTCGCCCCGAAACGCTACGGGGAAAAGGTCGAGGTCGAGCAGACCGGGACAACGGAAGTGGTGGTTCATATCGGCGGGCAAACCAAATGATCCGGGTCCATATCGAGGCCCGCGATCCGTTTTTGCCATACCTTGAGCGCACGCAACGCTGGGCCTGCATGGTGGTGCATCGGCGCGGAGGGAAGACCTTTGCCTGCATACAGGATTTGATCGCCCGCTCGTTCACGCACAAGCGCCCGGGGCCGGCGCTGCGCTACGCCTACCTCGCGCCCACCCGCGACCAGGCGAAGGACATCGCGTGGGGCTACCTCAAAAATTTCCTCGGTCCGATTCCCGGCGTGAAGATCAACGAGGCCGACCTCATGGCCACGCTGCCCAATGGCGCGATGCTGCGACTTTACTCGGGCGATGCCTACGAGCGGCTCCGCGGGCTTTACTTGGACGGGGTCGTCATCGACGAGTATGCCGACATCGATCCGGCGGCGTGGCACTCGGTCATCCGGCCCTGCCTTACCGACTACAACGGGTGGGCGACCTTTATCGGCACACCCAAGGGGCGGAATGCCTTTTGGCGGCTCTGGAACGAGGCGTGCGCGGACACCGATTGGTTCACGCTCCTGCTCAAGGCAAGCGAGAGCGGGATCATCCCCGGGGGCGAACTCAAAGACATCCGCAAGGGGACTCCAGCGCACATCTACGAGCAGGAATACGAATGTTCGTTTGCCATTGGACGCCCGGGGGCGATCTACTCGCGCAACATCGAGCAGGCCCGCAGCGGGAAAAGGATTTCCAACGATGTCCTGTGGTTCAAGGAGGTGCCTGTCTACACCTCGTGGGATGTCGGCGCCCCGCTCAACCAAAAGGTGTGGGTGTGGCAGATGGTCGGCGACCGGCTCAACTATCTGGAATCCCTCTCCGGGGATGACGAGTGCAAGACGCCGGCGGATTGGGCGGCGCGGCTCAAGGCCAAGCAGTATGCCTACGGCGCCCACTTCCTTCCGCACGATGCCTGCGCGGAGAACGGGGGACTCTGGCAGGAGGCGCTCGGCACCGCGGGACTCACGGGCGTGGTGCCTGTGCCCCGGCAGTTGAGCGTGTGGGATGGGATCAATCTTGCGGTCGATGCCTTTCCCCGGGTGTATTTCGCGCTCGAGGGCTGCGCGGACGGGCTGGAGGCGCTCGACGCCTACCACGCCAAGGAGGAGCGCGATGGGGTCACCATCAAGGATGTCCCGGTCCATGATTGGTCGAGCCACTTTGCCGATGCGTTCAGCCTCTCGCACCAGGCGATCAAGCGCGGGCTGGTTATCGACCGTTCGGCCATCGCCAAGAAGCCTTCCACCGGCAACCCCGTGAAGGTGGTCGCCGGGTTCCGCGGGTCGTTTGCCAAGGTCCGACGATGAACGCGCTCGACAAGGTCGCCGAACTCTACCGCCGCTATCCGCAGCCGCGGACCTTTGCCGAGGATGTCGAACTCCACGCCTGGCACGGGGTCGCGATCGTCCTGCCCGAGTTTGTCATGCTGGCCCGCCCGGTGGACATCCACGACCCGGACATCCGCTGGCACGACCCCGTCCACAGATACAACCCGTTGTGTTGGGACTGCTGGTTCATCCATCTATTTTGTGGTATCAGTCAAAATAATCCTTGCAATTTTGCGCCGATAGAGTTGCCTTGGATCGCGTGGGCACGCCGCGATGGCGTGGTCCGCGTTTATCCAACCCATAAACTCAAACACAAATGCGAATTTCTGACCCGGTCGACAACCCGATCCTCGCTCCCGTGACCGCTTGGCTCGGCGGGGGGAGTCGCGGACCCTCTCAAGCGCAAAGGGACGCCCAAGCCCGCCAGCAGGCCGAAGCCCAAGCCGCCGCCGCACGGCAGGCCGAGCAGGCCCGCCAACAACAAGCCGCAGCGCAGGCCGCTGCCGCCCAACAAGCCGAAAACCAAAGGCGCCAACTGGAAATCTTGGAAAAGCAACGCGCCGAGGCCAAGGCCGCGCAGGAGGCCCAAATGGCTGAAATGGTCCGGCAGGCCGAGGCCAACAAGCCCGCGCCCGCCGCGCAGACCGATTCGGTCCAGCGCAAATCTACCTTCCGGCGGCGGCGCAGCATCTTGGCTGGCGAGGCGAACCAAGCCCCCATGACCACCGGAGACACCACGCTCGGGTAAATGAAGCCCAAGACCGAACTGGCCGACCGGATCATGCAGCGGCACATGGAGCTGGTTCACCAGCGGGCCGTGTGGGAAACGCTGTGGGAGGACATCGCCCGCTATGTGATGCCCCGCAAGGCGGGCCTCTTCACGCGGGAAAGCCAGCCCTCGGTCGAGGACGAGACGGTCCTGCATGATGGCACCGCGGTGCGGGCGAACATGATCCTCGCCAACGGCCAGCTCGCGTGGATGACGCCCATGGAAAGCCGCTGGTTTTCGATGGACCCGCCCAAAGAAATGGAGAGCGAGGACGCGGTCGAGCAATGGTTCTCGCGCTGCACCGAGGTCGTGCAGGCCGAGCTGTCCCGCTCCAATTTCTACACCGAAATCCACGAGCTGTATCTGGACCGCGGGGCGTTCGGCACGGCGGCGATCCTTGTCGAGGCGGGCCGCAGTTCCTCGCTCAATTTCACCAAGCTCGACATCGGCACCTTCGCGGTCAGCGAGAACGACGAGGGCTATGTGGACACGCTTTCCCGCGAATACGAGATGACCGCCCGGCAGGCCGCGCTCAAGTTCGGCGCCGAGGCGTTGCCCGAGCCGATGCGGAAGGAACTCGACGCCGCCAAATCCTCGCGCAAATACCAGATCGTCCACACGATCTACCCGCGGGGTCCGGGCGAGATCGATTTCGGCAAGCGGGACGCCGGCAACAAGCCCTACGCCTCGGTCTATGTGGAGAAATCCACCAAGCACATCCTGCTGGCGAGCGGGTTCGACGAGCAGCCGTTCTTCGTCACCCGCTACCTCAAGTGGAAGAACGCGGAAGCCTACGGATACTCCCCGAGCTGGACCGCGCTGCCGGAGGCCCGCCAACTCAACTTTCTGGAAAAGCAACTCGACGCGCTTGCGGAACTGACCGCCTTCCCGCGCATCTTGATCCCCGCCGGATTCGACGGCGACATCGACCTCCGCGCCGGCGGCGTGACCTACTTCGACCCCAACAACCCCAACGCCACGCCGAAGGAATGGGGAACCCAAGGGCGCTACGACATCGGCATCGCCCGAGCGGAAACCAAGCGCAACGCCATCAACGAGGCGTTCCATGTCGACCTCTTCAAGATGTTCGCGATGCTGGAAAAGCAGATGACCGCCCGCGAGGTCATGGAACGCAGCGCCGAAAAGCTCATCCAGTTCTCGCCCACCTTCGCCCGGATGACGACTGAGCTGTTCAATCCGCTCCTGCGCCGCACCTTTGCGATCCTCGCCCGCCAGGGCAAGTTCCCGCCGCCGCCACAGCAACTCGAAATGGTCGGGTTCATCCCCGAGCCGGAGATCAACTACAACTCCCGGGTCGCCCTTGCGATCAAGCAACTGGAGAACGCCGCCTTCATCCGCACGAGCGAGATGCTCCTGCCCTACGCGCAGATCAAGCCTGAGATGCTCGACAACTTCGACTTCGACGAGATCACCCGCGACATGGCCCGCAACGACGGCCTGCCCGCCCGCTGGCTCATGGACGAGGAAATGGTCGCCCAGCAACGCGCCGCCCGGGCGCAGGCCCAGCAGCAGGCCATGCAGGCCGAGCAGATGGAGCGCACCGCCGCGGCCCTCGGCAAGGCCGGCGCCGTCAAACAGGATTCCATGCTCGCCGGCCTGCTCCCGGGCATGGCGGGAATGGCGGCGGCGGCATGATGGCCCCCGAGGACAAGGCCGTGGCGCTCCAGCGCGAGCGCGAGCGCCAGAAGACGATCAACACCTACCACCGGGTCTTTGCGACCAAGGACGGCGCGTTTGTGATCGACGACCTCAAGCGCCAGTTCGGCACCGAAAGCCAGATGTTCCTGCACGGGTTTGACTACAACCCCGTGGTCGCCGCCCTGCGCGACGGCCAGCGCGGCGTTGTCCTTCACATCGAGGCCATGCTCAAGCGCCCGGTCATCGCGGACGGCAACATCGAAGCCCCCAAGCGAAAGGTTAAAAAATGAAACGCCCGACCAAGAAAAAAGAACAACCCGAACCCAACATCCCCGCCGGCGCCCCGGACCTCGACCCCATGCTCGGCGACAAGACGCCGGCCTATGTCGAGTGGCTGCGCGACAACGATCCCGAGGAGTTCGCCCGCCGCTACTCCGGGCGCCGGACACACCTCGGATTCACCCCGTAATTTATGGAAGAAACCACCATCGACACCCCCTCCGAGACATCGCTTCTCGACACAGGGGCCGACACCAGCGCCGCGCCCGCGGCACCAGCGCCACCATCCCCGGCGGCGGAAACCTCCACGCAACCCACAACGCCCCCGACTGGATGGGTCAACCCGGACGGCACCTTCGGCGACAAGTGGCTCGACGCCCTGCCTGGGGACGCCAAGGACTACAAGGACACGCTCGCGAAATACAAGAGCGTGCCCGAGATGGCCAAGGCGCTGGCCAACGCCAACCAACTCATCGGGAAAAAGCTCGGCGTGCCAAACGAAAAATCCTCGCCCGAGGAGATCGCCGCCTTCCGCAAGCAGCTCGGCGTGCCCGAGTCGCTCGACGACTACAAATTCGCGCCGGACCAGTTGCCCGAGGGCATGACTTGGAGCGACGAGTTCGCGAAGCCCTTCGCCGAGATCGCCCACAAGCACCACATCCCGCCCGGGGCCATGAAGGCGCTCGCAAACCAGTTCACCAACTATGAAAAGTTCAAGGTCGAGGCGATCCAATCCACCTTTGAAAAACAGCGCACCGAGGCCGTGCAGACGCTTCAGAAGGAGTGGGGAGGGGACTACGCGAAGAACATCGAGGTCGCCAAGCTCGCCGCCAAGCGCGTGGGCGTGGACGCGAATTCCCACGGGTTCAGCGATCCCGAGGTGGTCCGCGGCTATGTGCGCCTCGCCCAGATGATGAGCGAGGACAAGGTGGGCCGCGGCGCCGAGCCGCAGGGATTCCTCACCGGAAAGGCCCGCGCCAACGACATCATGACCAATCCCGAAAACCCGTGGCACAAACGCTACCACGACGGCGACCGCGAAGCCGCCACGCTTGTGACCAGCCTCATCAAACAAGGCTGACACCCGCTTGCCGCAGGATGGAGAAACGGTATCTCGCCAGGTTCATACTCTGGAATTCCGGGTTCGATCCCCGGTCCTGCTAATTTTTTTTGAAAAAAGTTTTGACTGATACCACGGGGGCGCTAATGTGGCGCCCGTAGAAGCAGACACCTCCTCGCGGAGCCTGCTCCCGCAACACCCGCAGCCGCAGACCCCGCACGGGACACTCGGAAGGCGAAGGGAGCAACCGCAACTCAACTCAACAGGAGGACACTCAAATGTCTGCCATCACTCAAATACCCGAACACTACACGACCCAGTTCGACACGAACTGGAAACACCTCGTTCAGCAGAAAACATCCAAGCTGCGCGAATATGTCACGGTCGATTCCATCCAAGGGAAGGAAAAGTCCTACAACCAACTCGCGGAAGCCGCCATGCAGCTCATCACGAGCCGCTCCGGTGAAACCCGCATCTCCGACCAGGCCACGGCCAAGCGTTGGATTCGCCCGAAAGCCTACGACACCGCCAAGCTCTTCGACGAATTCGACGAGCAGCTCCTCGGCGAGGTCGTCCTGCCCACGAGTCCCGTGGTGCAGTCGCACGCCGCGGCCTATGCCCGCACCTGCGACTCGCTCATCATCGACGCGCTCGGCGGCACAGCCTACACCGGCGAGTCCGGCACCACCGCCACCGCGCTTCCCGCCGGCCAGAAGGTCGCCGTGAACTATGTCGAGAGCGGTTCCGCCGCCAACTCCGGCCTCACGATCGCCAAACTCCGCGCCGCCAAGTTCATCTTGGACAGCAACGATGTGGACGAGGAGGAGGAGCGCATCATCGTGGTCAGCGCCAAGCAGCTCCAAGACCTGCTCCGCACGACCGAGATCACCTCGATCGACTACAACAGCGTCAAGGCGCTTGTCGACGGCACCGTGAACACCTTCATGGGGTTCAAGTTCCGCCGCACCCAGCTCCTGCCGCTCGTTTCGGCGACCGATGTCCGCAGCATCTATGTCTATGTGAAGTCCGGCGTCATCCTCGCCGAGCGCGGCCTCAAAACCCACATGGACATCCGCACCGACCTCTCGCACTCCCTGCAAGTCCGCTCCGTGGCCAGCCTCGGCGCGACCCGCAGCGAAGAGAAGAAGGTCGTCGAAATCGCCTGCGACGAAAGCCCGTAGTCGAAACCTCAACCACACAAATAGGAGAACCACACCATGGCTACATTCTACACGGCGCAAGCCACCACGCAGAACACCGGGGAACTCAAGTCCCGGGTGGACGGCAACCTCGCGAGCGGAGACATCCGCTACGCGGAGTTCACCTACACCTTCGACGGCACCGAGGCCGCTTCGGGCGACACGATCGAGATCGGGGACATCCCGGTCGGATCGGTGGTCATCCCCGAGCTGTCCAAGATCGCCAACGAGGCCAGCATGGGCGGATCGGCCCTCGCCATCACCAAGATCGGTGACGCGAGCGACGACGACCGCTACAGCGCGACCTCGATCTCGGTCAACTCCTCCACCGCTGGCATCAACAATGTCACCGCGGCGGTCGGAGCCTCGGTCATCCCGCGGTTTGTTGTGACGAGCGCCACCAAGCGCCTTGTCGCCACATTCACCCGCACCAATGCCGCCACAGCCGGCAAAAAGATCGCCTTCATCATCGCCTACCGCATCGGCGGTTGAACGGTCTGAAAACCCCGCTGGCAGGCCGGGACCAATAGCCTGCCACCCATTTTTTCCATGACCACCGATGTCGATGTCTGCAACCTGGCCCTGGCCCGCTTGGGCGATGCGCGGATCAGCGCCATCGACACCTCGACCGCCCAAGGCACCTACTGCGGGATTTTCTACTCGCACACCCTCAAGGAACTCCAGACCGACTACGATTGGCAGTTCTGCCGCAAGCTCGCCACGCTGACCGCCACCACGGCCCCGGCATTCGGCCATTCCGCCGCCTACACCCTGCCCGCCGATTACCTGCGCCTCCTCCGGGTCAACGGCATCGACGAGGACGAGAACTTCGGCAAGTGGGAGATCATTGGCACCACGCTCCACACCTCGCTCTCCGCCCCGATCCAGGCCGACTACATCGCCAATGTGACCACGGTCACCCAGTTCCCGCCCGTCTTCACCGAGCTGCTTTCGCTCAAGCTCGCCGCGAACCTCGCCATGCCCCTCACCGGATCGAAGGAACTCTTCGCCCAGATCGCCGAGGCATTCGCCGCCACACTCCAGCGCCCCGCGGTCAAGGCGCTCATCGCCGCCAATGCCAAGGAGCGTGCCGCCGCCACGATCAGCGTGGACGAACTCTGCCGCCAGGCGATCCTGCGCCTCGGCACCAACGAGCAATTCGGCACCTCTTCCCAAGCCCAGCTCCTCGCCCAATCCCTCTACCCGCAGGTGCGCGATGCCCTGCTCCTCGCCCACCCGTGGACATGGGCCATCAAGGCGACCACCCTCACCGCAGACACCCTCGCCCCGGAATTCAAGTGGGACAACCGCTTCGCCCTTCCCTCCGATTGCCTGCGCGTCACCCGGGTGGACGACACCCTCGCCGAGTCGAACGAGGAGGACTGGGAAATGGCCGGCGACCACCTCCTCACCGACGCCACCTCCACGGCCCCCAATTGGACGACCGGGCGCACCTACGCGATCGGCAACGCCGTGACCCAATCCGGAACCACCTACCGCTGCCTTGCCGCCCACACCGCGGGCACCTTCGCGACCGACCTCGCCGCCTCCCGCTGGGCCGCGTTCACCGGCGATGTCCTCTGCATCGAGTATGTCGCCCGGATCACCGATCCCGCGAAATTCGACTCTCTTTTCATCGACCTCCTCACCGCCTCGCTTGCCGCCAAGCTCGCCACCCCGCTCCTCGGCGACGACCAAAAGACGAGACTCCTCACCACCGAGGTCGAATCCCTCCTTCGCAACCCCGCCATGCGCCGCGACTCGACCGAGCGCCGCTCCCGCGTCCGCCCCGCGTGGCTCAACTCCCGCCTCGTTGCCCAGCGCAGCGTCGGCGGCATCCCGTAATCCAACATGAGAATCGCCGACTACAAACCCATCGTCACCGACATCGTCGCCACCGCCGTCCGCTCGGATGGAACGCCCACGCTCCTCCCGGCCAACATCCCCGCTTGGGACTACCGCGCCTTCACCCGCGCCGGAGGCAACATCACCCAGATTGTTTACAAGAAAGGTGGCGCCGCCGGCACCATCGTTGTGACGCAAAACTTCACCTACACCGGCAGCGACATCGACACAGAAGCCCTCGTCTACCCTTAATCTTATGGCCTACCGATTCAACCCGTTCACAAGTCAGCTTGATTTTTATCAAGAGGACACCCAGTTCGTCTCCTCCGGGGCGATCGCCAATCTCACGAGCGGCCAGCAGGACGCGATCCGCGAAGGCAGCATCGTCACCACCACCGATGGCCGGCGCTGGGCCTACTCCGGCACCGGGTCGAAAACCGCCGAGGCCAGCTATGTGGAACTCGCCGACATTACCCCCGAGTGGTCCGTCATAGCTGGAAAACCCAGCACCTTTCCTCCCAGCGCCCACGCCTCGTCACACTTTACCTCCGGCACCGACGCCCTCAGCCCCGCCGACATCGGAGCCGCAGCCGCCAGCCACACCCATGCCGACGCCACCACCACCGTCGCAGGCTTCCTCTCCGCCACCGACAAAACCAAGCTCGACGGCATCGCAGCGGGCGCGGAAGTCAATGTCCAGGCAGATTGGAACGCCACCTCCGGCGACGCCGCCATCCTCAACAAACCCACCCTCGGCACCGCCGCCGCCGCCAATACCGGCGACTTCGCCGCCTCCTCCCACACCCACGCCGCCGCCGACATCACCAGCGGCACCTTCGGCATCAGCCTTATCCCCACTGGCACCACCTCCTCCACCGTCGCCATCGGCGACCACACCCACACCCAGCTCCACGACCGCAGCCACGCCATCACCAGCACCTCCGACCACACGGCGGGCAACCACAAAGTCTTCTACTCCGACGGCTCCGGCAACATCCAAGAATTAGCCCTCGGCTCCAGCGGCCAAGTCCTCACCTCCAACGGCACCAGCAGCGCCCCATCCTTCGCCACCGCATCCGGCGGCATCACCGCCATCGGCACCTCCGCCGCAGACGCCCTCTCCATCTCCGGCTCCGACCTCGTAGCCGACGACCCCGGCGCAGACCGGATTTTGTTCTGGGACGACTCCGCCGACAAGCTCACCCACCTCGAAGTCGGCACCGGCCTCTCCATCTCCGGCACCACGCTTTCCGTCACAGGCGGTGGATCAACCAACATTTGGATTCCAGCCAGCGCATGGATTCCCCGCACTACTACCGGAGCGGGAGTAGATAGCCGTGAGACTACCACAAACGACCAGAACTTTGACGAGCTTCTCTTCGACGCTGGCACAGACGAATTTGCCCAAGCTCTTACCATCCTGCCGAACAACTACAATCTCGGAACCATTACTGCACGATTCTATTGGACTGCTGCATCTGGTAGCGGAGCCGTAGTGTGGGCAATTCAAGGCCGGGCATTCGCAGATGACGATGCTTTGGACACCGCATTCGGAACAGCACAAACCGTGACAGACACATTGTTAGCAGCAGACGATATGCACATCTCTGCCGCCACCAGCGCAGTAACGATTGGCGGAACCCCAGCAGCCAACCGCCCCATCCAGTTCCAAGTTTATCGTGATGCTGATGCTGGAGGAGACACACTCGCCGTCGATGCCCGACTCCTCGGCGTGGAAATCCTGTTTAACTGATGAGAGCGCGGCAAAGACATTTTAATCCCAAAAGCGCAGGGGCCGTAGCAGCCTACGATGCGCGATTTATTAGCGGACTCTCGGATGGCGACAATGTTTCCACATGGGCCTCCCGCACAGGAACAAACGATGCCACGCAAACGACTGTTGGAAACCAACCAAACTACGAGACAAACGAAATCAACGGCCAGCCAGTTGTAAATTTTTTGCCGGTAAACAGTGATAGTCTTGTAATTAACATAACAATTCCAAACAATATATCAATAATAAAAGTCTTTAGAAGAAACACATCTGGAACAAATAGTTCTTTTTTTACAAGCTCTTCCAGTGCAAGATATGATTCTTGGTGGTTTTCTGACAATATAACATATACGGCGCCCGCGTCTGGATTTAATACGCACGGCACAGCAGATACATCAACTGGTTCATTTGTGGAATCTTGGATTAAAAATGGAACAACTTCATCTCAAGTTTGGAGGAATGGATCAACAGTTGGAACATCTCAAATACCGACGACATCAAATGGGTCTTACAATGCATTGGGCAGAGGAGCTGGGGGGACAGTTATGAACGGTGCTGTTGGATGTGCATCCCTGTTGGATTCTGCATTATCCGACTCTGCCCGCCGTCGCCTTGAACACGCCGCTGCCTATTCTTTCAAAATCGCCTGCAACTAATTATGAAAACTCACCTCCGATACCTCGATCAAACCCGCACCGAAACCGACCAAAGCGTCATCGAAACTCTCGTCCGCAAAGGCTGGGAAATCTACACGCCCGATCCAGAGCCAGTTATTCCGCCGACATACACGGCAGACCAATGGCTCTCTAAAGAAGGTTACGGCCCCACCCAGTTGGTCACACTTCTCGACCTTGCCGCGCAACTCCAAGCCGCAGGCAAGGTAAGCCCAAAGCTGAACGCGGTGAAAGCGTGGACGAACACAATCCTCGCGGAGTATGTGCAGTCACCAGCGCCGAAATCCGGTTGGGATGCCCCCCCGCACACCTTTGACGCCACCGTGGCCGAAGCCTTCGGCCTCCTCGCCACATGACCGACCACCTCTCCACCCTTAAAACCGGCCTCCTCGGCGTCCGATGATTTTCGAAATCAAAACCACCATTGCCAGCCTCGCCACCGGCACCGTGGGCCTGCTCGCCACCAACACGCTGGAAGCCGAGAGCCTGGTCAAATCCATCGCCGAGTTCGGCAGCTTCGGCCTCATCGCCTTCGCCACGATCATGCTGCTCGTGAAGGTCGCCCCGGCCTTCATCGCCCACCTTGACAAGGCCCGCGACTCGTTCCTCGCCGAACTGAAGGAGGAGCGCAACACCCGCGAAAAGCATTGGCAAGCCCTCGACTCCAAGCTCGACCGCATCGACCACTCGATCAACCGCCTCGGCTGCTCAAAAACCAACCCGAACCCGTGAGATGCCACGCTTCGATTTCTACCCATCGTTCAATGCCGGCGAAGTCAGCCCGCTCATCGACGCCCGCACCTCGCTGGAGAAATACCGCAGCGCCTGCCGCACGCTGGAGAACTTCCAAATCCTGCCCTACGGGGGCGTGATCCGCCGCCCGGGCACCGAGTTCCTCGGCCCCGTCAAATCCCCCACCGCCTCGAGCGCCGTCCGCTTGATCGGGTTCAACTTCAGCACGACCACCCGCTATGTGCTGGAACTCGGCAACCTCTACATGAGGTTCTGGTCCGGCGCCACCGGGGCGCTCATCAACGGCGGCGGCGGCTCGCCCTTTGAGGTCGCCACCCCCTACGCCGCAGCCGACCTGCGCGAACTCCAGTTCGTCCAGATCAACGACATCATGTATTTCGCCCACGCGAGCTACCCCGCCTACAAGCTCTCCCGGCTCGCCGACAACAACTGGACATTTGCCGCGGTCGATTGGGAATACCCGCCCACCGTGGAAATCGACCCCGAAATCCAGATCAAGGCGAACGCCAGCAAGGGCGTGGTCACCCTCACTTCCAACACCTCGTTTTTCACCGCCAACGATGTCGGCACCCAGCTCGCGCTGACCTTTGGAAAAAGGGTGTCCTTTGCCGAGGGGGCCATTGCCGCCAACGGGTTCAGCGGCATCCTGCCCATCAGCGCCGGCGGCAAGTGGACATTCCAGACCTCGGGCACCTGGTCGGCAACCATCACGATTTTCCGCAAAAACCCGGAGACGATGAACGACATCCTTTCCACGATCGGCGCCCCGATCGTCCGCTCAGGCACCACCGCGACCATCACCGTCCCGAACCACGGATACGATGCCGGCGACACCGTCCATCTCTATGCCACCGAAATTCCCGTGACCCGCTCGGGAACCACCGCCACCGCCAAGTTCAGCGCCCACGGGTTCACCACCGGAAACACCATCACGACCACAGGCATCGCCCCGTTCGCGGTCACGGGCGCATCGGTCACCCGCGTGGACGATGACACCTTCACTTTCCCCGTGGCGAATTCCGGGGCCACCCGCGGCACCATCTTGATCCCGGCCCCGTTCGCGCCGACCGCGGCCCCGTTTGCCACCAGCTACACAATCCAGACGGTCCCCAACGCCAACACCTTCACCATCACGGTCGCCAACAGCGACAATGCCCGCAGCCTTGTCAATGTCAGCAATGTCACGCGCATGGAAACCGTGCGCGTCTACGATGCCGATTCCAACCGCAATGTGGTCGCCGATGGCGAGGAGGCTTACGCCACCGAACTGCTCGTGCAGGTGTCCAACTATGTGTCCAACAGCAGCGCCAGGTATTTGCTGGAAACCCGCGACTTCACCGAGGGCGGGCGCGTGCAGATTTCCGCCGTGGCCAGCGGCACCTCGGCCACAGGCACCGTGGTTTCCTATCTGGGACTTTGGGCCGGGGAGCGCCTCGCCACCTCCGCCCGCCAGACCGCCTTCAATGCCCGCTATGGATACGCCCGCTCGGTCAGTATGCACGAGCAGCGCCTGTGCTTTGGCGGCACCTCCAGCTACCCGAACACGATCTGGGCGAGCGAAACGGAAAATTTCGAGAATTTCCAGATCGGCACCACCGCCGCTTCGGCATTCCAGTTCACCCTCGCGGCTTCCGAGGGCAACCGCATCAACTGGCTCCACAGCCAGACCCGCCTGCTCATCGGCACCAGCGGCGACGAATGGGCCATCGGCAGCGCCGACACGGCCCAATCCCTCTCGGCCACCAATGTCGAGGCCAAGCGCCAATCCTCCTACGGGTCGAAGTATATGCGGGCGCAAATCGTCAACGATGTCCTGCTGTTTATCCAACGCTCCGGGCGCAAAGTCCGCGAGCTGGTCTACGAACTCAACAAGGACGGCTGGGTCGCGCCAGACCTCACTCTCTTGGCCGAACACATCACCGCGGGCGAGATCGTGGAAATCGCCTACCAGCAGCAGCCGGACGCCATCCTGTGGTGCGTGCGCGGGGACGGCGCCCTGCTCGCCATGACCTACGAGCGCGACCAGAAAGTTGTGGGCTGGCACCGCCACCTCATCGCCGATGCCGAGGTCGAGTCCGTAGCCACCATCTACGGCAACGGCACGGAAGACGAGTTGTGGATGGTCATCAAGCGCACGATCTCCGGCAATCCCTACCGCACCGTGGAGCGGTTCCCGCTCCTCTGGCGCAAGCGGTTCGACGACTCCACCACCGCCGACTACCGCTACTTGGATTCCTTTGAAACCTTTGCCTCCGGGTCCGCAAACCGCTCGGTCACCGGACTCGCCCACCTCAACGGAAAAACCGTCACGATCGTGCAGGGCACCAATGTCGCCACCGCCACCGTGAGCGGCAATGCCGTCAATGTCCCCCAAGCCTCCGCCGGCTACCTCGGCCTTCCCTTCACCTCCACCCTCCGGCCCATGAAGCTCGAGGCTGATTTTGAAAATGGCACCGCCCAGTCCCGCAAAAAGCGCATCCACCAGATCGTTGTCCGCACCCACAAATCCCGCGGCGGCGCGGTCCGCACCAACAACGGCCCGTTCTACGACCTTTCCTCCACCCTCACCACCGGCGACCAGAAGCTCGTCCTCGGCGGCGCGTTCGGCATCGATGCCGATGTCGATCTCCGCGTCACCACCCCGGACCCATTCTGCTGCATCGCCATCCTGCCCAAATGGGACGCCTATGGAAACGAGTGACCAAATCCACATCCGCCACTACGCGCCGGAAGACTACGAGATGCTTTGCGGTTGGGTTTCCATGCACGGCAAAAATTGGTTGCCGGAGGCTTTGTTGCCAAAGTGCGGCGTGGTCTGCGAAATCGACGGCCAGCCTGTTTCCGCGCTGTTCCTCCACATGGACAACTCGTGCGGAGTGTGCATGGCCGACCACGCTGTTGCCGCCCCGGGCCTTCCGCTCAAAACCTCGCTCCTTGCGTTCCGCCATTGCATGGCTTGCCTTAAAAAAATTGCCGCCGGGTTTGGATACCACACCGTGGCGGTCTATGTTTACAAGGGAATCGCCCGCGTGCTGGAGCAGCAGGGATTTCAAAAAGCCGAAAACAACTTGATCCAGATGTTTTCACCAACCGGAGAAATATAAAATGCCACAAGGAATCCTTATCGGAGTAGCTGTTGCCGCCACGGTGGCTTCCGCGGGCATCGCCCTCTACAGCGCCAACGAGCAAGCGGCATCCCAGCGTTCGATCGCCGAATACAACCGCATGGCCGCGGAGCAGAACGCCATGTGGCAAAAACTCGCCTCCGAACGCGCCGCGCAGGCCGAGCAATACAACGCCCAGATCGCCATGTTCAACGCCGAGGCCGCAGCCCGCCAGGGCGAATTTACGGCACAGATTTCCCGCTACCAGAACGAACAGCTTCGCCAGCAGGCATCGTTCACCGATATGCAGGCGCAACTCCAGCGCAACACCGCCGCCATGCTGCGCCAGCAGGCCGATGGCGAAAACCTCCAGGCCCGCGAGCAGGCCGAGCGCATCCGTTCCGAAAAAGCCCGCATCCTCGGACTCCAACGCTCCCAATACGCCAAAGGCGGCGTCACTACCGAAGGCTCGCCGCTTGCTATTTTGGCTGATACCGCCACGCTCTACGATATGCAGGTCGCCGACACATTGCTCTTGGGAAGCCTCACGGGCGAGCGCCGCCGCTACGAGGCGGGAGTGGCCGATACCAATGCCGGGATCACCGCGCTGGAGGCCAACCTCAAGCGCGACCAGGCGCGGATCAACGACCAAGCGATCGGATTCAACCTTTCCGAAGACCTCTTCCAAGCCAACATGAACCTCGGCAGCGCCCGGGTGGCGTTTGATGACGCGAAATTCGCGGAGGAAATGGCCGGCGCCGGATACCGGATCAATATGCGCCAAGCCGCCATTGAGCAAATGGCCGGCAACGCCACCGCCCGCGCCACCCAACTCGGCGGCTATGCCGACTTCGCCTCGGGAATCGCCAGCGCCGCCAGCATGGCAGGGAGCGCCTACCGCAGCGGTGGCGGCAGCGGGAAAAACCTTCGCGGGGAATTTCAATACTACACAGGCACCGTGCCTAAAGCCACAGCCATTTCCTAACCCATGCCCGCCATACGCCTCGCAGACATACCCAATGCCGGACCCCGCTCGGTCGCCGCCAGCACCGCCATGACCGGCGTGCCCAGTTCCCCGGGACTCGTCATCGAACCCCGTGTCGCCCAGCTCGGCGGCGCGGCCATGCTGGACTCCCAATCCATCCGCCGCGGCGCCGAAAGCATGGTCACCCAGACCTTGGAACTCGACGCCTTCTCGCAGGAGGCCGGAGCCGCCGGCAAATTCGCAAAAGCCATTCAAAGCATCGCCGGGGTTGCCGCCGATTGGGGGCAGAAATTCGCCGATGCCAAGGATACCGCCGACCTCGCCCGGGCCGAAACACTCATGCAGACCGCCCGGGAGAAACAAAAAACCGAGCAACTTTCCCTGCCCCCGGAAAAATGGGGCGAGAACTGGACCCGCAACGCGGAGCTGACCAAAAAAGCCCTGTCCGAAATCCGGTTTTCCCGCAATGCCACCGACCGCCTTGCTCCCGCCTACGAACGCTGGACCGCTCTTTCCGCGTTGCAAATCGACAACGAAAGCCAAAAACAAAAAATCGCCGGGTTCCGCCAAGATGTGGAGGCGAATTTTCTGATGAAGGCGGCTGCGGAGGATTTCGACGGCGCGATCGCGATCGTGGACGAGTCGGTCGCCAAACAAATCCATTCCGCCGAGGAGGGTGGCTTGCTCAAGGCCCGGCTCACAGACAACATGACCCGCAAAGCCAAGGCCGAGCGCAACGCGGAAGCGGCATCCTTTGCCATGCAAAGCCCGCTGGAGGCCGACGAGGATTCCTCCAAGGCGCTCAAAAGCGGCAAAAGCGAAATGTTCCCGTGGATGGACGGCGCGGACCTCGTGCGCTACCGCGAATCGGCCCGCCGCGAAGCCGCCAACTACCGCCGCGACTACAACGATGCCACGGTGGACTTGGTTCTCTCGGGGCAATTGTCCAGCGAACGGGACATCCGCAACCACACAAAGGGCATCCTGCCGGAAAGCGACACCCAATCGATCCTCAACATCTTTTCCAAAACACCGGCCCAAATTGAAATGGGCATGGCGGCACGCCCTGCGGCCTACGCGCTCGCGTCCAGCTACGACCCCGCCAACGACGATCAAAACATGACCGAGTATTTCCGCATCCGCGACACGATTCTCATGCTTCCCGCGGGCGAAACCGAGGAGCCTCTCGCGATCCTTCGCAAAGCCAAGGATGGCGCACGCGATTCCACGCCCATGAATGTCGCCACCGACCAGCTAAAGGAAATGTTCAAGGCCGGGGAATTCGGCGAGTGGACTGAAAACGACGAGGGCAAGCCAGCCGATGACGCCGAGTGGGACAAATACCTGGCCGCGGGAAAAAAATTCGCCGGCTACAAATCCGCTTTGGAAACATGGGCGAAAAACAATCCCCGGGACGCCGCCGACCAGAACAAGGTCTACGAGCATTTCACCACCCTGCTTTCCTACGACCGGGAACTCCAGCGGCTCCAGCGCGAACGCACCCGCTGGCGCTGGCCGTGGGAAGGCGCACCGCCCGCCGCCGAACCCCTGCCGCCAATCACCCCGTCCGATGTCCGGCGCAAGCTGGAGGAAACCAAATCCAAATCTTCCAAGCCGTCCAAGGGATCGCTGGAAGAACAAATCCGCCAAATCGATTTTGAAACACCCTTGCCGGAAATGTCCGGCGCTTCCTAATGGCCACCATCTCCGACGAAACAGCCTCGCTGTATTACGCCGAACTCGACACCGCGACCGGACCCGACCTTGAGGCCCGCCGCAAGGCGCTCCAAGAATGGGCCACCGCCAAGGAGGTCGAGCAGGAGTCGTCCCAATGGGACCACCTCACCCGCGTCTACGGAGATTTCGACAACTACATCAAAAGCGAAGGCTACGCCGATCTCGACGAGGAGTCCCGCTACCGGGTCGCCAACCGTCAATTCATCGCGTGGCAGCTCCGCGAAACCCCCGAGGAGCAGGCGACCATCTATCCCACCCGCCGCGAAATCTACAACCAGCAAACTTTCGGCAAAAAAAACCTGTCCGAGGCGGAAACCTTCAACCTCATCCGCGACAGCGTGGCCGCCCGCAAGGCCACCGAGGACGCCCTGCGCGAAATTCCCGGCACCCTCGCCAAAGGAATGTTCCAATCCGTCGCCGCCGGAAAGCCCATTGAGGATTCGGACGGGTGGTTCCTGCTCCAAAACTGGAAGGAACGCCACGCCGACAAGCTCGCCTCGCTCCCCGATGGCTGGGAGTCCGCCATGCTCGACCGCGCCACGAAACTCCTCGTGCGCTCGGACAACATGATGCGCGACCTCGCCCCGGAATCCAAACGCGCCTTCGACACCCTCCTCGCCTTCAGCCGCCCGGAGGACGCCGCCGGCCTCCCGCCCGCCGACCGCGCCGATGTCGAGAACCTCGCCAAGGAATTCGCCAAGCTCGACCCGGAGCAACGCCAGGACATCTACTCGACCCTCTATTACGCCGCCGAGGCCGATGGCGCTGGCATGGGCAAGGGATTTTTTGAAAAGGTAGGCGAGGGACTCGCCCGCGGCGGCGTCAATATCTACGACGATGCCATGATGGCGACCGAGGACAGGCAAATCCGCGAAAACCTGCGCCGCCTGCGCTCGGGCGATCCGGTCTACCCGGGGCCGAACGACACCGTGCGCCTGGACCGCGAGATCGTTGCCCCCTCGGGCGAGCTGGTTGCCATGCCGCAAGCCGTCCCGTTGCAGGAGGATTTCGGCACCCCGCTCACCGAGGAGCAAAAAACCGAGCGCCTCGCCCAAAACGAGCAACGCCTCGCCGAACTCAAGGCGCTGCGCGAAATTCGCGACATCTCCCAAGGCACCATCGACCCCATCAAAACCGAGATGGACGGCGTCATGGGGTCCATCGTGCAAGGTGCCTACGACTTTTCGCAATCCGCCGCCTACACGGGCATGGCTATGATCCCTGTTGTCGGCCTGCCCGCGGTGATGGGCGCCCTTGCCAGCAGCAACTACCTGCGGATGCTCGACGCCTACCCGGACATGGACCCCGATGCCGCCATGACGATCAGCTACGCCATTGCCGGCCCACAGGCATTCATCGAGCGGTTCCAAGCCAACGCCCTCATCGGAAAATCCCCGGCACTCAACGCGCTCATGCGGAGAATGACCGATGTTCGCATCCCCATCGCCGGTCGCCTTGCCATTGGCTACGGGGCCAATGTCGCCTACCAGACCGGGCAGGAGTTTGTGCAGGAGGCCATGCCAGTTGTTGCCGACCAGATTGCCGCAGCGATTAGGCAGGATATGTCGGAGTTCGACTCCGAAAAAGCATGGGGCGCCTACAAAGACCAGATGCCCGAAATTTTCTACTCCATGCTCTGGGCGGGACTCATCGGCACCGGAGCCAGCACATTCCGCGAACTCAAGCGCAACGGCGCCTACGAACGCTCGCTCGGCGAACTGGAAATGGTCGGCATCACCGGCGAAGCCGCGCAGGACATTGCTGCCGAGCAAGACCCCGATGCCGCCACCGCCAAGTTCCGCGAGGCATGGGACAAGCGCACGCCGGAGGACATCCAAGCCGGCATCCGCAAACGCGCCGCCCAACTGGAAGCCGCCCGCTCCACCCAGCAAAACCCCGAACTCCCGACCCGCCGGATCGAGGAGAACCCGGACGGCACACTCACCCACATCATCGAGCGCCCGGACGGCACCGCCCTCTACCGCACCAACGATTCCGACGCCGCCGACATGGCGTTCGTCAACATCACCCGCATGGTCGAGCGCGGTCAGATCACCGGCACCACCACAGGCATCGTCGAATCCCTGCAATTCATCGACCAGGTCAACCAAGCGGTCGCCCGCGGCGAGGACATCCAGCAGCTCGTCATCGAGGGCGCTCCGCGCACCCTCCTCGACGAATACGAGGCGAACCCCACCGAGCAAAACCTCAACAACCTTTTTGAAACCGTCCGCGCCTTCGGCATGGACATCAACGAACCCGCCGAACTCGCCCAGTTCCCGGTCCTCGCCAGCAACCGCGGGGCGCTCGCCGAGGGCATCTACAAATCCGTGATCCGCATCCAAGAAGGCGCGACCGGCGTCGAGGTCATGCGCGATTTCTCGCAGGACAACCTCAAACGCGCCATCGCCGAGAACCGGATCACGATGGATTGGGTCCGCGAACAGCTCAACCAGGTCATCCCTCTCATTGAGAGCGAGCGCACCGAGCGCAGGCTCCGCACCGAAACCGATACCGATGTCATCGAATCGTTCTCCGATGTCGCCGTGGCCTACCTCAACGGCAAAATCCGCGACGAGCAAATCCCCGCCGGCCTCCGCGGATTCCTGCGCCGGATCGCCATCGTGGTCCGCGACATCTTCCGCCGCGCCTACCGCCTCAAGCGGGCCATCGCCGAAGGCAAGGTCAGCGGCGATTTCGAGGCATTCCTCGCCGAGTCCGTGGGCATCAACCAGCAGACCATGGTGGACACCACCCGCGAGCGGGTCGTTTCAAGCATCGCAGGCAATAATTTCTCCATTGACTCCCGCGCCACTCCAGACAACGACAATATTGTCGTGCAGGCCAGCAACGCCACAATCATCGGTCCTGCAAATTTCAGCATCGGAGCATTCCACGGCACCCCGCACAAGGTGGACCGCTTCAGCACCGAGAAGATCGGCACCGGCGAAGGAGCGCAGGCTTATGGCTGGGGGCTGTATTTTGCACAAGCAAAAGCGGTTGGAGAAGGATACCGAGATCAACTCGGCGGCATTCGGTTGATGACCGCAGACGGGCAGATGGCAGACAACATTGTGTCTACACTGGGGGCGAAAAAAATACTCAAAGAAGCTCGCGTTTTCTGGAAGCAAACAAAATCGCTTGATGGTTTTGTAAAACAATTGGAGTCATCAAAATCCCAATCAAAGGTTTGGGCAGCGCAAGGCGATAATGTCGAATCCAACTCGCAATATGTAAAAGATGTAGACGAGGTTTTGTCAGTAATTAAAGACACAACCCCAACCCCAACAGGCAACCTCTACACCGTCGAACTCGATGTGGACGATGCCGACCTGCTTGATTGGGACAAGCCGCTTTCCGAGCAGAGCGAGAAGGTTCAAAGAGCCATTAAAAACGCAACTGCTGATATTTGGAAAACCGATAAAGCTAAATATGAAGGTAGTGTTGTATACAATGGGCTTGTTGAGGATTTGCGAAACCTTGACCGAAACAATGCAGAAAAAATGGCCAGCGAGCGCCTTCTTACCGCAGGCATCCCCGGCATCCGCTACGCCGACCAAGGCAGCCGGCAATTCAACGCCACGGACGAGCGACTCTTGGAGCTTGCCACGAAGAATAACGGCAACAAGGAAGCCGCTGTCGATGAGTTCATGCGAAGTGTCTATGACACTCCAAAGGCCAAGGAGAAAATGCGAAGCGACCTTCTTCGCAACTTTCCAGAGCGCACCTACAACTATGTGGTCTTCGATGAAAACCTCATTCGCATCACCGAGGAGAACGGCAACCGCATCCCCGCATCGGAAGCTCTCGCCGCGCCAGCCACCGGCGCAACCAACTACAGCATCGGCACAAAGCAATCAGCCGGCGGCATCCGCTTTGACGAAATCGCCAAGGAAGACCCGAAGCATGACGGGAGCCGGGTCGGCACCGCGTGGCAGGGCAAGGTCAAGCCGACCACACAAGACACCAATGATGGCATCGCCACGGTCAAGCCCGACGAGCTGGAGAAGCAGATGGCCATGCTCACGCAATTTGTCGATGGCGTGCCGCTGCCGAAATACATCACCAAATTCAAGGATGCCCAAAAACGGATGCGGGCCTTCCTTGATTTCCAAAAGGGAAACCTGTTGGCGCTCTACGATGCCTTCAATGCGCTGTCCGCTGATTTTGTGATCCGCTCCACGCATTGGTATGACGGCGCCCGGTTGCTGGCGGAGGGGGTCCGCGACAACTACCGCCTCACGATTGAGCAATCATCCGCCATCATCGCGGTCTTCAGCCCGATGAAGGATTGGTTCCAAAATGTGGCGATGGGCCAGCGGTTCGCCGATGTCATGGCGAACCACAAAAACAAGAAAATCACCAAGGCAAAGATGGGCGGGGCCATGCGGGAAATGCTGGATGCCGCCGAGGATGACAAGGCCATCCGCAAGGCATTCAAGCAAATCGAGGGCCGCTCCATTTCGCAACTGCTGAAAGACAAGTCCAAGGAAGGAAGAAAGCTCGCCGCGGTCGCCACCCGGCTGATGTCCACCCATGTGCATGGATTGACTCACGATGTGCTGTCGCCGGAGGGCGAATCGTTGGGAATCCGCAAGAACATCGACGGCACAAACAAAAAACTGGTGTGGCAGTCCTACACCTTCATTGAAAAAGCCATTTCCATCTACGAGGACGGGAGCGCCAAGAACATCTCCAAGGTGCTGGGCACCGAACACAAGATTCGGAACTTCTACAACAACATCGTCGCCCCCACCTCGCCATTCGGGGACGCCACCGTGGACACGCACGCTGTCAACGCCGCCGTGTTGTATCCGATGGGCAACAAGGGCTATCTGGTGGGACTCAATTTCGGCCAGGCCGGGGTGGCCGGCGGCGGGAATTCCGGCCTCTACTGGCTATTCCACGAAGCCCTGCGCGAAGCGGCTGCGGAGCGCGGCGTCATGCCCCGGCAAATGCAATCCATCACATGGGAAGCCATCCGGGGGCTGTTCACCGATGTGCGGAAGCGCGACAAAAACTTCGTTGCTGCAATCACAAAAATATGGGAAAATTCTAAAAATGCTGACTCTGCAAGAACTCAAATCATTGGATTGGGAATCACTCCCCCCGAGTGGGCCAGAGTGGCTGGAGGCAATCCGGGAAGCCAAGGAGGCGTGGGAGAAGATGCTCGGCAAACTCCTGTCTCCGCTGGAAGTGTTCAACTTGGAGTTCGACAAGGACGCGAAGGCGGAGATCGAAGAGCAGGAGTAGCCGACTACTCCATCTCCAGCCAGCGCGAGATCGACCGCGTCAACCGGGCACTTTCGGGCGTGACCCGCGGCCCCGGCGAGCGGCTCGCCACCTACGAGCGTGCGCGGGCGAGATTTCTCGGCCTCATGGATCGCAATCGCGAGGCGTTGGAATCCCTCAACAAAAACACCGCCAAATTCCGCCGCACCCAAATCCTGCAAGGACTCGGCGAACTCGACGCCATCCTCTCGGTCTTCCCGCCAGACATCCGTGGACGAGTGGGTGGCTACACCCGCCTCGCCAACATCGCGCCGATGGATGTCTTCAAGGACGGCGAAAAGGTGAGCGAAGTGAGTGGAATGGAGGGGGCGATCATTTCCGCATGGATGCGCCAAGGAATGAGCATCGGGCAGGCTGGAAAACAGACCGAGCTTCCCCCCGGCTACACGGCCAAGGAAAACCTCGCCACGGCCCGCGCCGACAAGGCCATCGCTGATTTTTTCAAAAAGCGCATCGAGATGATCGACCGCGAAGTCGAGAAAACCATGCGCCGCGAATACGACGAGGCGTTTAAAAAACTACTTGAGCGCACCAAGCCCAAGCGGGCCAAGCCCGGGGAAAAGCCAAAAGGTATCGGCGCGGACATCCAAGACCTGTTCGCCGTGTTGCGCGATGCCGTGGACATGAGTGCCACAGATGTCGCCGCCCACATTGCCGGCCTGGATGCCAAGATCGCCAGCGGGGAACTCACCGCGGAGCAGGAGGCCCGGGCGCAGATTGAGGCCGCGCTTGTCTCATTGGTCGGCGATTGGCGCAATGCCAATGCGGATCGCCGCCGTTCGGCCTTTGTTGAGGCGAATCGAATTTGGTCCGGTGCCTACGCCGCCCACACTCAAAAGGTGCTGGAACAAAAAGCCCGCCGCGAATCCGAGCGCCTTGATGCCATTGCTGCCACCGGCAAGTCCGGCGAACTTGCGGGCCGCAAGGACAAGGCGATCCGCGACTCGGGCCTCAAGGGAAGCTGGAAGGACTACATTCTCAATCTTCTTAACTTCGACCAAGTCACCGGCATTTTGTTTGGCGAAAACTCCGAGGTCGCCAACAAACTCATCGACGCCCAGCGCATGGCGGAAAACGCCAAGGAGGACGGGGCGCAGGCGAAGATGCAGGAGATCGAGGATTTCTTCACCGACCTCGCTGGCGGCGATCTGCTCGCGGGTGAGCGGCTGCGCTACGAGCTGGCCCAGCCAACGATGGAAGTCCAAGGCATCCAGATGTCGCAACTGGAGGCATTGTCCGCGGTGATGATGTGGGCGCAGGAGGATGGCCGCAGGCACATGACCGGGGAGTTGGACGAAAACGGCAGGCCGTCCGGCGCTTGGCACTACGACCAGGTATTCATTGACGAGATTCTTCAAAACCTCTCCGACGAGGCGCTCGCGCTGCGGGCATGGCTCACCCGGAACTACGCGGACGAATACCTTAAAATCAACGAGGTCTACGCCGAACTCAACGGGGTCAACCTGCCGCAGATCAAATCCTACTCGCCCATCACTGTGCAGCCCCTGTCCGCGCCGACCGGCCAGGTTCTTGATCCTGTCAGCGGATCGGCGATGTCTGGCGCCAGCGCCAGCCCGGGCGCACTCCGCACCCGCGGGACCGCCATTGCGGAACCCCGTTTCGCCGATGTCTTGCAAACCTACATTTCCCACACACTCCAGATGGAGCATTGGAAAGCCTTTGCCCCGTTCATCGCCGAGGCCAACGCCGTGCTGCGGAACCGCGATGTGCAAAACTCGGTCGAGGAAAAAGGCGGGGCCGAAGCGAGGAAAATCCTCAATGCCTGGCTGGACTACTTCGCGCAGGGCGGCACCCGGGATGCCGGCGCCCACTTGGCGCTGAACCAAGGGCTATCCAATGTGCTGGGCCGCGCCTCGCAGGTCGCCCTTGTCGGCAGGATTTCCACGATCCTCATTCAGTCCACCCAGCTCGGAGCGGCTATGGCCGAGATGCCCGTGAAAGCCTACCTCAAGCGGATGGGCCAACTTCTCACCGGGCAGCTCGGTTGGAACGAGGCGCTCAACTCGCCCTACATCCAGCGCCGGATCGCGCAGATGCCTCCGGTTGTTCAAATGGCCATGCAGGGACTCAAGGGCGCAAAGCCCACCGCCATTCAGCAAGCAGGCAAGCGCCTTGGAATGCTGCTCTCCGGGGCGGATGGATTGTTTACTGCGGGCACCTACGCGATCACTTACGACTACCACCTTACCAAGGCAAAGGAACTTGGATTAGCTGGCGCCGAGGCCGAAACCTATGCCCGCAACATTGCCGAGCGGGTCACCGACCGCATCGCCCAGCCGACACGCCCCGGGGCGCGGAGCCTTTACGAAAACACATCCACCAATCCGCTGGCCCGCGCCGGGTGGGCATTCGCTTCTGAGGCGAGAAAAAACCTCGCGCTCGTCGCCTATTCATTCGCCAAGCGGGACACCGCGACCAAGATGCGGACGCTGGCATATGTCGTTGCGATCAATTCCATCGGCGCCTCGATCCTGCGCTCTATTTGGCGCGACATCCTCGATGATGATGACGATGAACTTTTCGACGAAAAATATTGGTCGGCAAAACGCATTGCGATGGCCGTGGCCACAGAACCTTTCTACGGATTCCCGGTGCTTGGCAGCGTGGTGCAGGAGGCGGTCTACAAATCTTTCGGGGAATACAGGCCGCAAGGATCATTGTTTTCTGTGGACAATGCCGTGGGTCCGATCAAGCGCCTGCCCGAATATATGGAAGGCGATTTCGAGATGCGCGATGTCATGCGCGACATAGACATGATCGTGTCAGCCCTTGGACTTGCTCACCCGAATATCGCCGCCGCTGCCTCAATCACGCACCTCGCAAAAGACCTGTTCAACATCGGCGATTCCGCGGTCGATGCCGCAACGAACGAATGAAAAACCACTTGCATTTCCCGTTTTGACTGATACCATCAGAAGCCTATGAACAAAGCACTCAATTACCTGTTGGATCGCTTGTCAGAATCGTCGACCTGGAGGGGCATAATTTTGGTAGCCTGCTCACTTGGTGCGACCCTGTCGCCGGAACTTCAAGGCCACATCGTGGCAGCGGGCCTGGGCGCGGTCGGGGCGATCAACATTCTGCGAAAGCAGAAGAAATGAACCGCTCCAAATTCATTTCGCTTGCAATCGTGGCGCTGCTTTTCGGGGCGGCGCTTTTTCTTTTGACCGGATGTGTGACCGTGCCGGTCCCGCCGTTCGGCGACCGCCGCGGCGAACTCGGCAACCTGCAAGTCGCCGTCAGCGTGAAATACATCCCGCTCCAGAACCCCGACATCCCCGGGGATAGGAACCTGCAATATGCTTGGGAGCAGTTCGGCCTCGCGAAGGCGCTCAAAGACAAATGACCCGCGAGGAAATCCAATCGATCCAGCGCCGCATCGGCGCCGAGCCGGACGGCTGGTGGGGTCCGAAAAGCATGGAATCCCTCCAGCGCCACCTCCGCTCACTCCTCCCGCATCCCTCGCCATTCCCAAAGCCTGACACCGCCAGCATGACGGCATTCTACGGCCCGCCCGGGAATGTTCCGCTCGTCCGGGTGCCGGTGCCATTCACCATGAAACTCTATGACGGCGAGGAGCGGGTCGGCGGCATATCCATCCATGAGCGCCTGGCCTTTTCGCTGGAGGGCATCCTGCGCGAAATCTTGTCGGTTTTCCCAACCCCGCAGGACCGCGACCACGCCGGGATCACCAGATTTTTCGGGTCGTTTGTGAACCGCCCGCAGCGCGGCGGCACCCAGCCAAGCAAACACGCGTGGGCCGCAGCCATTGATTTCGACGCCACCCGCAACGGACTCCACACCCCGTGGCCGACAAAAAGCGCCATGCCGCTGGAAGTCTTTGAAATCTTCGCCCGCGCCGGCTGGATCAACCTCGGGTGGGTGATCTGGCGGGACGCCATGCATTTTCAAGCCACACAATGATGATGAAAACAGAAACACAACGAATCCGCGATGCCGGCACCCGCCTCAACAACGATGTTGAGCGCATCTCCAAAAACCTCCGAATCCCCCGGGCGCGAATCCGCGCCGTGCTGGGCATCGCCCACCAGGCACCCGCACCCGCGGCACCGAAGCCCGCCCGGGCAAAGCCGAAGATCCGCGTGAGGTCGCTGGCGGAATTTGAGGAGGCACACGACTACACGGCGATCCTGCGCGAGGCGATCAAGGGGCACCTTGCCGAGGGCTACCTCACCGAGGGCGAGCTGCGGTCGCTATTGAGCGAGAAAATCCCCGCACGCTACTGGCGCGAAACCGCCGATGCCGATGAGTTTGATCCCTGCCATTTCCGCCACGGCGACAAAACGCTGTGGTCCGCAGCAAGCAACATCAAAGCCATGAAACGGGCTATCGGACTCGCCACATGAAAACCAAGCGCCGCACCAAAAGCATCGACTCGTTCAAAGAGGAATTCTTTTCCTCGCCCGCGGGCAGGGAGCGCATCTCGGGCATGGCCCGCGTGCAGGAACACCTGTCTACGATCCGCCGGACAACCAAGCTCCGGGTTCCCAACGAAACCATCCGCATCGGCATTTTCGGCGACACCCATTTTGGGAGCCACTACGAGGACATCGAGGCGCTCAATGCCTACGCCGCGGCGTGCCGAGCCGCCAAGGTCACCGCCATGCTCCACGCGGGCGATATTTTGGAAGGGCATCGCCTTTACCGCGGGCAGGAGTTTGAAGTTCGCGATCTCGGTTGGGAGGCGCAGAGCAAACGGTTCGCCAAGATCGCCCCGGATTTCGGTTGCCCGGTCTATTTCATCACCGGCAACCACGATGTTTCATTCAAGCGGGCGGGCGGAATCGCGGTCGGCCCAGAGCTTCAGCAGCTCCGCCCCGATTGGCTGTTCGTCGGCGAGGACGCCGGCGATGTCACTCTGGAAACCCCCGACAAGCGCAAGATCACCTTCGGCCTGCTCCACCCCGGCGGCGGCAGCAGCTACGCCTTGAGCTACCGCCCGCAGAAAATTGTCGAATCCATCGAAGGCGGCACCAAGCCCGACATTTTGTGCATCGGCAACTACCACAAATCCGAGTGGCTCCCGAGCTACCGGAATGTGAGCGTTCTCCAAGTCGGCTGTTTTCAACGCCAGACCCCCTTTATGAAAACCAAGGGGCTGTCCGCAATGGTCGGCGGGTGGATCATGGAAGTCGGATTCGGCGATGGATGCTCGCGCCAGAAAGCAGAGTTCTTCCCATTCTATTGAACTATGGCTCGGCGAAAAAAACAGCCGACCTTGACGATTGTGTATCGCAAGCTGGGCCGCGAAAAAGCGAGAGGCCAATACTGCGAAGCGACCGCTACAATCGAGCTGGACGAGCGGTTGAAAGGCGAGGAACACTTGGAAGTTTTGCTGCATGAATCGATGCACGCCTTGCAGCCGCACCACATTGAATCCATAGTCGAGCGGGATGCCAAAAACCTCGCCACCATTCTCTGGGCAGAGGGCTACCGGCGGGTGTAAAAATCGGACAACAAGGACAACAACGGACAACATCGCCGTAAAGCGTTGTCAGTAAACAGCCGAAATCCGACTCGAAATCGAGCGATCGGCAACGATCCGGGGGTTCGAATCCCCCCCCTTCCGCCACCCCATCACCTCTTGTAGAGGCTTTATTTATGCGGTTCTGCGGGTGATTCCTTTTGTGGGTTGATGTTTTTTGTTGTTGTGCAATGTTGGGCTTGCGGGGCAGGTTTTGAACAACACGGACAACAAACCGGACAACAACACCCAACATGAAACAACTCTTCTTGGTGTCTCCATATCCCTCGAGGCCGAAGTCTCCTTGGAAATTGGAGATCAAAGAATCCTTTGCTGGGAAAAAAATCCGGCGGTTTTTCGGGACTGAGCAGGAGGCTTGGGCCGAGGGACAGCGTTTGGTGGATGCCATTCGCGAGAAGGGGACGACGAATGCCCTGCACGGGGAGGACGGGATGGGAGTCTCGCAGGCGTTGCGAATGTGGGCCGGGTCGATCAATGCCAATTCAAAATCCCACCGGGACAAGGTGCGGGCAACCGTGAAAGAATTGTCCGAGGCGTTGAGGGGGCCGGTGCGCCGCGTGGAACCGTTGGATGTGGATCGGTGGCTTGGTCGGTTGGGTGGATCGGAGACTTCGCGGGCGATGTGGTTCCGGTATGCGCGGATGTTTTTCCGCTGGGCGGCGCGGATGCGGCTCATTGACAGGTCGCCGCTGGAGGGGCTGCGGGCGCCGCGGGCGACTCCGGGCAGGAATATTCTGACGCCTTCGCAAATGCGGGAGCTGTTGAATGTGAAAATGGATGACGATGTGATGGCGCTGGTGCTGCTGGGCGGGTTCGCGGGACTGCGGACGATCGAGGTTGCGCGGATGGATTGGGAGGACATCGATGCGAAGACCGGGCAAATCCATGTGAGGGCCGAGGTGGGCAAGCAGACGAGCGGGATGCTGGAGCGGGTGGTGGACTTTACGGAACCGCTGGTGAAGCGCAGGAAGTTTTTCACGGGGAAGACCGGGCGGATCGTGACGGGATCAACGGAGGCGCTGCACGAGCGGCGCAGGAAGGTGGCGCTGGGGCTGGAATGGGGCGGCTGGCCAGAGAACGCGCTGCGACACTCGTTCGCGACCTACCATCTTGGGCGGTGCGGGAACCCCGGGTTGACGGCATTTCAAATGGGGCACACCTCGGCGGCGATGGTGCAGCGGGTCTACGCGGTGCCAGCGAAGCGGGCGGATTGGAAAGCCTGGTGGAGGATTTGATATGCCTTACGCCGACAAAAAGACCCAAAAGAAATTCATGGCGCGGCAATACCGGGTGCGCTACCAGACCGACGAAAAATTCAAGGAGGCCGAGCGGGAGCGCAAGGCGGATTGGTATCGGCGCAACCGCGAGAAAGTGATTGCCAAGGTGCAGGCGAACAAGTCAAAGAAAGTCAAAATTCCTCCCAAAAAATGAAAAAAAATCTTTCTGCTATAGCTGCTCTTGGGTGCTTTCTTGCATTGTTTGAAATGCCCGATGAGTTTTACAAAATTCTTCGCTTCGCCGTTGTTGCCGCCTGCGGGTTTATCATTTTCGATATTCAAAAAAGCACAGCAACCGACAAGGCCAAGTCATGGAAAACTATCGGATACGGGCTTTTGGCAGTCATATTCAACCCGATCCTTCCATTGGAGATGCATCAAAGCGATTGGGTTTGGTTCAATATCGCTGGCGCATTGATTTTCGGATGGTTTGTTTTTGGAAACAAAATCAAAGCTATATTCCCAAAACTTATTGAAATATTTGTTAGCTTTAAAAAACTTAACGAAAATATAATTAAGAAAAATAAATTCACCATAATTTTGGCTTTAATTTGTGTTGCAAGTTTTTTTGCAACCTTGCAGATTTCAAAATATTCAAAAGAAATAGCTACAATTTTTGGAGTATTGTTTTTTGTATCGCTTGCCTTGCTTACAATACTTATGTGGGCAAATATGGAATGCGATTATCTTGAAGAAAAAGACAACGAGAAAAAAAGGAAGGAATTCAGTCGGAAGTTAAAGGAACTTTCAAAGTGCACCTCCATTGAGGCGCAAAATGAAATGGTGAAAAACTGGGGGACTGAAAAATCTCCCACCTTGCGCTGCAGGGAGGGTGCGGACATATATTGAGGGCATGAGCGACTCCGAGTTGATCCCCGCGGCCCCAATGGAGAACCCTTTTCGGTTGACGCCTTGCCAGGCCAATGCCTAACTGAACTACATTCCCAATGAAATCTCCTTTACAAAAAGCCTTCCAATTTTACTTGGATAACCAAAAGGATTTCGTTCGCAAATACGAAGGCAAACACATTGTCATCAAAGACATGGATGTCCTTGGAGCCTATGACAGCGAGATGGCTGCCATTAGCGAAACCTGCAAGAAGCACGAATTGGGAACTTTCCTTGTCCAGTTTGTCGAGCCGGGACAGGAATCCTACACCCAGACATTTCATTCCAGAGTCGCATTCGCATAGGCTCGGATGATCACCAAGGCCCATTGCTTCACGGTCAATGCAAACGGGCGTCTGCACACCCTTTCCACGGAAGCCTTGGTGCGCTCATCCGTGAATTCGGAAAAGAGCGCCACCCATCAAGCCAAAGCGATCTGGGATACAGGAGCCACTGGTTCGGTGATTACCCAGCAAATCGCGGCAACCTGCGGGCTGAAACCCATAGGCATGACGAAAACATCGACCGCCAACGGCGAGAGGGACAGCGAAGTGTTTTTGATCGATGTGATGTTGCCAAACAATGTCGTGTTTAACCAACTGCGTGTGACCTGCGGTGATCTTGGCGCAAAAGGACCGGACATGCTTATCGGGATGGACATCATCGGTCATGGGGATTTCGCGGTGACATGCCATGGCGGGAAGACCACTTTTTCCTTCCGGCTGCCATCCATGGATCGGATCGATTTTTTGAAAGCCGAGAAAAAACATGTCGGCAGGAACGACCCTTGCCCGTGCGGCTCCGGGAAAAAATTAAAGAGCTGCTGCAATCTAAAACAATCAAATCTGTGATTCTGATTTATGCCCATAGAGCCAGAATTCATGCGGGTTGGCGGGTGGGTGGGGGAGTTTGACACGCGGGATTGAAAAAACGATGCCGCCCGCGGAGCGTGTGTTTATGCGGGTGAAAATATTTTTCGGTCTGCGGAGCCAGTAATCATGGGCTTGTCAAGTGTTTTTATTGGGTGGGTGAACACCCTATTGAAAAAAATTAGAGTTTGCAGTTGACGGGTGTCAGACACCCGCCGCATATTGCATCCATGCCAGACAAACGAGCCTCCAATAAAGTCCGTGTCACCGTTCCGATGGAAGACACATTGTTGGAAAAAA